TCCGGCGTCATCCAAATTGCCGACCCACTTCTTTCAGGGTTAAATCCTCCGGGGATAAATTCACTGAAATCGTTTGGAGTGGCGTGGTACAAACGTTGTTGTGTTGCGCTGCCTTCAAGAAATTTTGCAAGATTAGCCTGCGATTCTTCCCGGGACAAACTCTCTACAGGCAAATTGACTTTTCTTGCAGCGGTTGCAGCAGCTTTTGCTATTCGACCGCCCTTGGCTTTGTTGACCTCTGCCAGACCGCCTTTCTTTTTGCCGGTGATTGACTTCAACGTCTGCAAATATTGACCTATCTGATCTTCCCACTGTTGATCGACAATCTGGTGCGGGAATGTCTTCTGCATTGTGCCAGTAACATCTGCTGGCCGCTTAGTCGCAGCAATATGCGCGTAAGCATCAGGAAAGGCTAGCCTCATAGGTACATGACCGGGGAACCTGCCAATTGCCGTCCCCGGAATGCCATGTGAGTAGGTCTTGTGAGCAATCGGATCAATCAATGATGCTCCGGGCATTAATTGACCCACTGAGAACCCCACCAGATTCTTTTCCAGATTCCTGAGATTCGGCTCGGAGATTGCCCACTCAATGTCAACACCGCTAGGCAAACCGCGAGGAGCCGTTTCTTTGCCCGTCTTCATCCGGTCGTTGAAGTGCTTGCGAAGCTCCGGGTTCTCCATCATCTGGTTGTACGCTTTGCGCGTGTTTTCCACTCCCACAAATTCTGGAAACTCGATGGCGTACTTTTCGCCAGTCTTTGGGTTACGCTTGATGATGCCCTTTTTAATTGCATCATTGAAGGCCGCAATATCGCTTTCCTTGACTTGACCAGTCGCAATAGCAGCTCTAATTGCCTTCAGATTGGCGTCCGCAAAGTGCTGCGCGAAGTTTGTGCCTTCTCTACCCATCGACATATAGGCGGCAAGAACATCTGCATCAGGGAAAAGTTCCCCCAGCAGGGTAGCCTTGTTTTGAAAGATGTCCGCAGGGCCAAAGTTGCTTGCCCAGAACTGGCGCTCCTCTTCCGGCAAGTTGGCAAAGCGCATCCCGTATCTTGGGCCACCTTCTTGCCGTGACTTGATCGGCAAGCCACCAAGCATCATCAGCTCTTTGTCCGCGACCGATATATCTCCCGGCAGGCCCATTACAATTTGCCCAGACCTCGGAGTCATTACGGCCGGTTCCGGCACCTTGAGGATGTTGCGTAGGACGTAATCCTCGCCCTCACGCATAGCTCGCAGGCGCTCCGCTTCCTTCATGGAGTAGTCTGCAAGGTTCTCGGTAGATCCGGGCTTCCTAACGTGCTCACCGATGATCTGCCTGCCGACGCGCTCGGCCTCCTCGTTCAGCTCTTGGCGACTCATTGCCGGCGCTCTAGGAAGCTCTATCGGCAACGCTGGCGGCTTCTTTGCTTTCTTAGCGGCCTCTGCTGCACGGACTACAGTTCCGCCTCTAGCGTAACTTGACTCCGCAAGTCTTCCAGCTTGCATCTTTACTTCGCCGCCCTGTTTGAAACCTTCGGGCAAATCTCCTTCGCCTCGATGCCACTTCAATAAGTTGGTCAGTTCATCTTGATTGACAAAAGAAGGAGGCTCTTTGCCTAACTTTTTGAACGCCGCAGCCAAATCGCTTTCAGCATCAATTTTGATTAAACCAGTATTCGTGAAATCGCCAACCGATCCCCAATTTCCATTTTTTACAAAGTCCTGCACAAATGGAAGGTATTCTTCCTTGGGAGCGCGGTTTTGTTTGCCTTTGATCTGAGTTATTGATGATACGTTTGGCAAATTGTGAACGTAGGCTTTGTATTCAGGAGAATTTTCTACAAGGAATTCAAAACTTCCAATGTCACTTAAATCGCCAGCTTTTTCTGCTTCATCAATTTTTTTCAACAGCGATTCAGGAACATCTTTACTTTGATAAAACTCACTGGCATTCATTGGCAATTTTCTTGATCTATTTACCTCAACCGTCACATGAGGCTCACCCTTTTCGTCAATCAGTGAGTAGACCTTGGCTTTACCGCTTTTGATTGCTTCCCACCCGCCGTGACCATAACTAAGACTTCCAGAGTCACCTGAAGCCTCAACCCAGTCTGGGTGCCCGCGAGGTGGCTCATACCCTCTCACGGAATGCCCCATAGCATTTGATTCGTCTGCGAATGATCCGGGCTTATTTAACTGCACCCAACGAAATTTTTCTGGATATTCTTTGTATACCGGCAAATCTTTTCTAGCCGCCATGCGAGCAGCATTCATCTTTGCAGCCAGCTCTTGGTCGTACTCATACGTCCGTCTGACCGCCTGCTCCATCGATACTTTGTTGAGCTGCTCAGGTCGAATACGGCCCGTAGCTAAATCTTCCCGAAGCACATCAACTATGTGGTCAAAACCGAGATCCTCGATGTTTGCCCCATACAACTTTGTTTGCGGGTCAGCCTTTTCTATCCAAGGATTGTTTCTTGCAATAGCGTAATCGTCTGCATTTAATTGTTGCCGCAATGAAACATAGTCTTTATATAGCTTTTCAAGTTCTTCTGCACGGCCAACCATTTTTGCTTGGTCTTTGATTGGCGTTTTTTCTGACAATAAATGCGCCTCATTGTCAGAATAAATTCCGCTTGACTCTAATTTTTCTTTGAACTGTCGCTTGATTTCATCTCGTGTTGACAGAAACTGACGTTCTGCCTTTTGCTGTTCTGGCAACAACCTCAATGCAGTCTGCACATCTCCTGCGGTTCTTATTCGTGGACTCTGCCGGGGAAAAGCGTTGTTCTGCGTTGGGTAGTATTCGCTCGGAAGACCTATAGCTAAATCTGACAGAGCTTCCCAGCTTGTTGCAATTGGACTCGTAGCCATCCCTTGAGCGGGGAACCCCTGAGATGCTCGCAATCGTGGGATAGCAACCTGTGTGCCCTCGTCGATTTGATCTTGATTGAGATGGGTGATTCCTTGTTCAGCAAGCCTTCTGATCGGATCTTCCGGCGTGCCCATCTGTTTTTTGATGTAGTTCTGAAGGTTGCCCTCAATCCAGTTGTCCAGCGCAACTTCTTGCCTCGTGGCATTCAAATGCCGCTCGACCGTTTGTCTGCTTTCAGGAGTTAACGTGGGATCTCTCAACAACTGTTCGTGCCTTGGCAGGCGTTCAGCGGGGGTCTCACCAGCAATCGTCACCGAACCAAACCGTTCTAATGCCCTATCCAAGCCCCCTTTTGGCCAATTGCCTCCGGTTGGCTTAATGACTTTGCTGGTCGTTCCTTCCGTCATGCCTTGCAGGATCTCAGCAGGCAAGCCGCCCCTTTCCATGATCTTGGGCACTTGTTGCTCTGCTACCCTTTCTGCGGCCATTCCAGCGCGTTCTAGCCCCTTTCCTGCGGCTTGGGTGGCCTGTCTCATTGCAGGCTGCGCTAGAGCCACTCCGGGGCCAATCTGGGCCACTGGCGGCAAAGATCCTAGCGGGCCAAGAAACTGGGCAATGTTTTCCAGCGACTCAGCGCCAGCCTCAGTCCTCGGGACGTACATATTCCGGGCAAGAAAGTCCCGGTATTCCTGCTCCATCTGTTCCCGAGTCTTGCCACGGGATGTGCCAATGGCGTAGAGCTTGGCAGGCAGATCCATCAACGCTGCCGTTCCTAACGTGCCGGCTGCTTCAATCCCGCCTAGAATCCTCTGGGCAAGGCTGCGCTCTACAGGCTTGGTCGTAAGCTCTCTTGAGCGACGGATGTTCTCTTCTGTGGGGATTTCAAAGTTAGGATCGCCTCCTCCAGCCATCCTGACTTCGTTTGCCATCCTGACACCATTGGTCAGAGCACGATCCTGATTCATGCCGCCAGCCTTGAGCTGGTCAACAATTATGTCGTCAATAAGTTTCGGAGGCTCAACCGGAGAGTTTTCCGGTACTTGGGCTTTTTGCGGGAATCTTGCACGCGGGACATACCGCGATTGAATTGGATCGGGAATGGCGGGAATTTCCATTAGTTTCCCCTGTATTCCCGTAATACTAACAATAGTTCCCCAAGGGTGGAAGCCCAAGACTTCCCGCCTTCTCCCAGATCAGACATCCTGTGTCTGCCCCAGAGTGCCAAGAGGCTGCGATTCGTTCAATGTCAGGTTTGTCCCACCTCTGTCCTGACATCTTATCTAGTCCCTCGCAGACAGGCTAGACGGCACGCTATCGGGTGTAGATAGGCCAGTGTTTTCTCCCTCGCAGCCCATACAAGCTCTTTCTGTCGTGAGGGGCACGGCTAGAGGTGGAAAACAAAAAACCGTTAAGACAGACCCCGGTGGAAACCCACCCTCTTGCGGAGGGACGGCACCCCATACGGGGTCGGAGTCTGACTTAACGGCTTTCATGCTCTAGGTTTCCACGCCTAGCAACGCCAGTGTATGTCAACTGCAAGCTCAATGCAACATCTTTATACGGCGTAGGGGTTTGTTCTTACAACACCCGCATCAACGTAGTCCTCATCATCCAGATCATCCCTTGGCGGGTCGACCTCAAGCCAGCCGGCATCCCTCAGCCACCTGAGAGCTTGCGTACAGGCATCCACAAAGTCGTCGTGCGTACTATCGGGGAAAGAGCAGATCTGGCTGACAAACGGCTCGGCCCAGTCTTTGACAAACCCTTTGCGCCTGTCCGACTCCGGTATCCAGACCCGTCCCCGGGCGATGATGTGCGAGACGATGTTCAGCCGCTGGATCTTGTCAGCCCTGCCCGGGTTGTACCCAGCAACCGGAAGGTGCGCCCTTCTCAAGTCTTGGATCAGGCTGATGCCGGCACTCTTCTCCTCGACCAAGATCGTGTCTACCCGCTTTTTGTCCTTGCCTTCCCCAAACACCACATCAAAGTCATCCTGCACCTTGTTCCGCAGTTCCGGGTACTGAAGCCTGTCCTGCCAGCAGTCAATCACCATTACCGACATCGGCCCGTCTTGCGGCTTAAATACCCCGAAAGCAATACACGCCGTCGGGTCGTTCTGCGTTTTCTCCGATGTCGCGCAGTCATAGCTCTGGAGGATGTACTCAAACTTCGGGAACTCCTTGCCAGCGCCCCAGAGCTTGAACCATTCCCGCTTGACGATGCCGCCGTCCTCCGGGTCGATGATCTCTGCGTGGATCTCCTGCCGCCCTAGAGTCGTGCCCTCGTATTGCAGGATCTGCTTGCGAAAGTTCTCCGAGAGATTGTCAATGTTCGCGTAGGTGCTAGCACTCACTACCGCTACATCATCATTCTGTCTGGCAACCAGCTCGACCACCAGATCCTTCGGCCTCGGTGTAGTCGTGACGATGATCCGCGACTTCTTACCGAGTCGCACGCCAAAGTTGAGTTGATCCCAAGCCTCTTGGATGTAATCCCAAGCCGCCAGCTCGTCGCACCAAGCCCCGTGGAACTGCGGCCCCCGAAACCGCTCAGGCTCAGAAGCCGGGATGCCCTTGATCAAGCTCCCATTGACCATCCTCAGCTCGTGCAGGGCTTTGTTGTAGTCCTCTATCAAAATGCCCGGAATGACGCTCAGAAGGCCGCTATCGCCTTCAAAGCACGTTGACCGAACGTCTGAGCTTGTCGGTGCGGCCACCAGCCATCGGGTGTTCGGCTCAGACCACGCCCACCAGCCGATCTGTTCCGCAGCCGTTCGCGTCTTTCCTGCGCCCCGGCCAGCGAGCATAAGCCAGATTGTCCACCAGTCCCCCGGCGGCAAGATCTGATGCTTGTGTGCCTTTGACAGCCACGTTGCCCGCCAAGCGAATGCGGCCTGCTCCCCGGGCGGCAGAAGTTCAAACTGCCTGCGCGTGGCGGGATCTTTCAGTAGGTCGAGAACTTCATCCACGGAACGATGACATCGGAAGAAGGACGCACGGCTCAATGTCCTGCTCGTCGCCCCGGTCAGACCTGCCGCCCATTACCAGCTTGCCAGACGTATCCTTTGTCCAGAAGATGCCGTCTGTGAGCCTCACAATGAGCACCAGAGGTACGTCAAACGACCGACTGAGAGTCAGTCCAACAGCCCACTTGTGGGCGCTGACCATGTATCCACCAAGCCTGTCGAGCTGGCTGTATGAGTATGATCGGCACTTGATCTCTGCAAAAGCGACGATGTCTCTGCCTTGGCAGACTGCGAAGTCAACCCCGTATTTGATCGGCAGCTTCCTGAACTCGCAGCTCCACCGCTTTGCGAGCAAAGCAGCCACGGCAAATTCGTTCTGGAGGTCGGACTGTGACTCATACAGCGGCCTCATCCCTCGATTTGCCTGCGCGCCTCAAGATTCTGCAATACCGTGTCAAACAAAATTTTGTGATCGACCTGTATTGCCGGCCCATTCTCAACGCCAGAGACTGCAACCCTGTCACCGTACCGCTTCGGGTTCCACTTCGCCAGCAGCTTGAGCGTGATCTCCGCCCGCGCCTTCACTAGCTGCACATACCCCGGGTCGATCTTGTTCCCGCCCTCAGACAGTATTCGCTCCGGCTCCTCGTACATCTCCATGTACGCCCGTTCGGCCATTGCGTCTTGTCCAACCTCTCTTGCACGGGCGATGGCTGCGGATAGACCTACGCTGCGCTCACCAGCAGCATCATCCCTCACCATCCAATCGTAGACTGTTCTCCATGCGGGGAAGCCTTCTCTGCGGCATATTTCCCTCAAGGGAACGCCTTCGGACAGAAGGTCGCACATCTGTCTGGCTATTTCTGGGCTGTACTTACTAGGCTTCCCAAATCCTTTTGGTTCCAACCCTACTGGCTGACGCGGGGTTTCTGCCGTCGGCATAATCCTCTCCGAGTGATATTTGTCCCCAGTGTACCGCGAAACTGTAACTGTTAAAACAACTAAAGGGCCGTAGCCTTTATTTCTGTTAAGCGTGCTTTTTGATGAATGCTTTCAATTGACGAACTTGTTTACGCGCCCATGCCTTTTGCTCCGGGCCTTCGTCACCAATCCACGCTTCGTGATTGATATGTCCCTGAGATGGGTTCACAAACAGATCTAGGACGTACTTGGCCTCGCTCACAATCTGTTCGTCAGTGTAAGAATCAACCGACACTTTGTCATCGGTCGCAATATTGTCCAAGGTGTACGCTAGCTCGTCGATGGCTAAAGCCGCTTTGATCGTTGGTCGCATTTCGCTGTTCCTTCGCTGTTGGTGGACTCATCAGTACCGGCTTGACCGGTAGACCCCTTTCGGGGTTTCGTCCTTAAATTGCCAACACTTTTGCCCACGATCCCCGAAACGGCAACTCGGATGCGCGAACTTGAGGGGTGGCAACACCGCGATAAAAATAAGCGACAACTTCAACGGCTAAATCAAACCGCTCACGCGCCGTACTACCGAGAGCACGCACCTCTTCAACTGACTTGTCGTAAATGCAAACGTTGTTGGTTGCGCCGCCAAAGCCGATTGCGGGGTAGATCACTACGGTTGTCGTTTTAGCCATTTCGCTGTCCTTTCGCTGTTGGACGCTGCGATGTGCAGCGCGTAAGAGGAACTATAAACCAATTTGGTTTGTTGTGCAACAAATATTTTTATGGGGAAGATCAAGCCGATAGGTTTAGACAATCCTGACCTTGCAGTTCCAATGCAGGTTCGCCGTCCTGCCATCAGCGCCTACACAAATCCGTTTGTAGCCAGACGGGCTTTCTGGGCCGGCGGCGACCAATGTGAACACCTCCCCAGTTCTGCACAGCTCAAAGCGTTGGCCGATTTTGACTCTCCGCAGGGAAAGATACTTGGTCATAGGTGCGCGAGCAGTAGCAGCAATAGCCCGAGACTGACTACCCCAAGTATGTCATCGGCCAAATTCTCTCGGGAACTGCTGCTTGATCTGTTCTTCGGTTGCATGGCTAATCCTGTGGATGTCACGGAGCAAGAGAACCGCCTCGCGGTGGCTTTTCTGCAAGAGCGCCTTTTCTGCGGCCTTGAGCCTTTCTCTGATGTCTAGCAGCCCTTCGACGTAATCAATCATTGCTTGCCTCGTTGTGCGCGATCAGATCTTCGATGATCGTGTCGTAGTCGTCGTCCGTCAGCTTTTTCTCAAGCCATGCAGCCCGATACCCTTTCCGGTCATACACCTCAATGTCAAAGTCGGCTGGGTGGTCAGGGTCATTACGATAGATGATTTCTACGCTGCACGGGATTCGCTGGATACTGGTTTCGATTCGCATGATTTCGCTCCGTTTCGCTGTTGATTGTGTAACTCTAAATGCTATTTGCTGGCTTGTCAACACTTGCCAGCTTCAGTCCGGCCTGCACCGCTTCATAGTACCCGGGGTACTCAAGTTGAAAGCCCTCCGGGCCGGTAAGCAAGTACGTTTTGGTCTCCGAACACTTCGGGCTGACGTTAAACTGCCGCTTGCCAGTGATCCGGGCATACACCCCGTCCCGGTTGTACGTTTCTTCAATCTTGGGCCTCATAGTGTCTCCTTGAGCACTTTGATGAACGCCGCCGCCTTCACGGCATCAAAGTAGCTAACATCATCGATAGGCAGGTCATTGTCTTTCATCAAGCTCACCAGACTATCCAGAACCTTCAAGGTTTCTGTCAGTCCGTTTTTTTGCCATTCTGTAAATGGGTTAGCCATGTGAATTCCTTTTTGGTTTACCGCCACCGGGGTTTGATGTTTTGCTGCGCCAGCTTGTCCAGTTGTGCTCGCGCCTGACGCTGAACGCAACGGTTTTCCAGCACGCAGCGAGCTTGCCCGCCTTGACTGTAACCATTGTCGCCCCAGAGATGGGTGCCGCAATCGACACACCTAAAGATGCGGTTCAGATTGATTTCGCCCACGGTTTTCATGGCATATCCTCAGAAATTGTAGTCGTAGAATTTGCGGGGTTCATCCGTTAGTCCGTAACTCCTGCCGTGAGCGTCCCGCCATCCCTTCTTTGCGCTCAAACGGATACGAATCACCGGATTGCTTGGGTTGCTGGAGATGATCCACTTTTGGTCGTGCTGATTCAGGCACACACCAGAAAACCCGCCTACCTCCCACTTGAGGGCAACCGACTCATCGCGCGCCGCATCCATCTCGCGCACCTCCAAGGTCTTGTCGCTGATAACCCGAACCACCTCAAACGGAGTTACGTCGCTCCATCCGTACTGGTTTGCATACTGTTTCATTTCTTTGTCCTTTCGCTGTTAAGGGGGCCGAAGCCCCCGTTTGACTTACAGACTGGTGACCTTGACGGAGAACACCGCAGTGGTGCTGGTATGCGCGGCGATCATCTCGGCAGGGATGTTCATCACCTTAGCAATCGCCTTCCAGTCCACCGTAGACCGATTCGACTCAACATACGTTGCGCGGAACAGTTCACCGTCAAGATGCTTCTGGCCGGACATCGAAGCCTCTTCTTTGATCGCATCTTTGATTGCGTCCGCCTCTTTAGTCAGCAGGGCAATTTGCGCCAGCAGGGAACCGAGGGTATCAATGTTGTTGGTGGAGATCGCTGTAGTCATTTCGCTGTCCTTCGCTGTTGTCACAACCGGAAATCGATTGCATGGGTGTAACTGTAGGTTAGATTGGAGGGGTTGTCAACCCCCCCCAAAAAATATTTTTACGCTGCCTTCGGACGTTGGATGATTGTCTGTTTGACGCCATCACGGACACCGTGCTCCTTCACCGTGGCTGTGAAAGTGAGCACATCGCCCCGCCCACGAAGAGAGCGTTCAGGCGTGTAACCGATGACTTCAGAGGTGCCCTTGTAAATCACCACGTTCTGTTCGGCGTCTTCCATGACGTAAATGTAATTGGTGCCGTAGTAGCCGTCCAAGATGGCAATGTGGCGGATCGTGAGAGTGAGAGTGATCTTTTCGCCCACGACGCCGAGGTGCTGGCGGCTGGCATTGAGAGCGGCCTGCTTGTCCGCCCATTCCGCGCGGCGCTCATCACGCTGTGCAATGCACCTCCTGACCGCGTTCACTTGACCCTCGGTCAACTTGCCGTAGGTGTCAAACGCCTTAGCCAATGAGCCAACAAAATTGTCTTGGTATGTGCAAACTCTGCCGCCGTCGATGCGCCCCGCTGAAATGAACGTCAGGATTGCTTCATGATCCGGGTAAGTACGCTCAAACGTTTTCCGGGCGTTGCTGAGGATGGCGCGCCTTGTTGCGCGGTCGTATGCGTCCGGATGTTCGATGATGACTGCCATGATTCGCTCCTGTTCGCTGTAACGACATCTGCGATGTCAATGGTGTAACTCTAAGTTAGATAACAGCCCATGTCAACACCCCAAAGCCAGATCGTTCCATTTTTTACACATTCTGGTTTTTAGCCCTTTTGGGCCATAATTTTTGGCCGATTGGACTCGTGATATGTCCAAAAGATGATCGCGCCTTGCAGGGCC